CCTACGATTGCTTCTAAGCAACGCAAACTCTCGACACCACGAACGATGCACCTACAGGTGTAGCAATGCTCCTCGAGCATTCTAGAGGTGTCTCCGTGCATCTCCGTTCCGATTGAGCACCAGTGAGGTGACAAGTGATTTCAGTTGACGATGAAGCCTTCAAGAGGAGCCTGACCGACATCATTGCTCGTGTGGAAAAAGCAGCAGAACGCTCGGTCAGCCAGTGCATCTTCCTTGTCGAGCGCAACGTAAAGCAGAACTTTGTTGGTCAGCACCCACCGGGAACACCAAGACCCAAGACAAGCCTCACTGGTCCGTACAAGGTTACTGGCAACTTGGTGAGGTCAGTCAGGCCAGACCCAAGCGCTCCTGTGCGAACTTCAGTTGGCGTGTACGAACAGTCCATTTATCCCAGAGCAGTTTATAGCCGCAGGATTGAGTTGGGCTTCAAAGGCACAGACTCCTTGGGGAGAAATTACAACCAACCAGCGTATCCATACTTCAGACCGGGTGTGGATGACTCAATACCTGATTTTGAGACAATTTTCCTGTACGAATGGAACCTAGCAATGAAGGGATAGGCAATGCCTGCTCTCGAACCTGTTGTAGCCACACTAATCGCCAACACCAAGCCGTACATCGACGGCATCAAAGAGGCTGGCCTCGCCACAGATGAATTCGCTGCTGGCGCAGAGTCTGCTGGCGTGGACGCTGGCGCAGGCTTGGCCGGTGGTGTTGAGCAAGAGACCAAGAAACTTGGCTCAAAACTTGAGAAGGATGGAGAGGCTGCTGGTGGCAACTTCGGCAACGGTATTCGTGCTGGGTTGTCCAAGTTGCTTGGAGTTGCTGGCGGTCTCGGAATCCCGGTCAAGCCTCTGCAAGAAGGACTGCATAAGGCTGGCGAGGCAGCGCAAGAGGCTGAAAAGCACTCGACCAGCCTGTTTGACAAGTTTGCTGGCGTAGGCAAGGTCGCAACCTTTGGCGTTGCAGCCGCAGCCGCAGCCGCAGCCGCAGAAGGCTTGCACCTCGCACAGTCAATGCAGACTGCAGATGCTCAGATTGCTGTCTCCGCCAACATCTCAAGTGCCGCAGCCAACAAGATTGGGCAAGCGTTCCTCAACACTGGAGGAACCACAGAGTTCTCTGCGCAAGAGATGGCTACTGCCTACGCCAAGGTTGCCGGTCAGATGACGGCGGTACAGGGAACTGCACTAACCGCAACACAAGCCACTGGTTTCATGACACATGCTATGGACTTAGCAACTGCCAAGGGAATCAGCCTTACGCAAGCAACTTCAGCAATCTCCAGCGTTCTTCAGGCATTCCAACTCAAGACCAAAGATGCTGGACAGGCCACAGATATCCTCACCTCGTCCAGCAACATGACTGGTCTCGCAGTGAACAAGATTGCAATGCAACTTGGTCAAGTTAGGTCAAGGATTGGTGGCGTTGCGCCTCCTCTCGGCAATCTTGCTGGGCTTCTCGTTGACCTGACAGAACACGGCGAGACTGGTCGAGCAGCAATGACTGCTTTGAACACCACCTTCACATCGTTCCTCAAGCCAGCAATGGCCGCAGCAAAGGCGCAGAACGAATTGCGTGTCGGCACAATGGACCTGCCGCCTCAGTTGCGTACCTTGGCTGCTGAGTATCTGAAGGGCAACGTCACCTCAACACAGGTGACTGCTGCCACCAAGAACCTGACCGTTACACAAGCCGCACTGTGGGGCCAGTTCAAGAAGGGCGCTGACGCCTCTCGTATGGCGTACACCGAATACCAAAAGATGGGCATTCAAGCCATTGATTCCAAGGGTAAGTTGGAACCACTGGGCTACATCTTTGAGCAACTTCACAACAAAATCAAGGGTATGGGCCCAGCGCAGGCTGCTGCGACCATCGGAGCGTTGGGCTTTGGCTCGTCTGCTGCCAAGATTCTGCCAGTGATTGAGGCTGGCGGTGCTGCTTACGACAAGGCTACCGAACAGGTCACGAAGACTGGTGCGGCACACGTCGCTGCAGGGAAGATGGCAGCAACGCTTGGGGTTGAGTTCAAGACCATCAAGGCATCAGTTGAAGACCTCCTGACCAAGTTAGGCCAAGCGCTCATGCCGGTCATAAAGACAGTGATTGGCGGTTTTGCCAAACTCATCGAATTCGTCATCAAATGCAAGCCTTTGCTGATTGGTCTCGGTGTCGTGGTTGGCGGTTTCTTGACTGCGGTGATTGGAGCCTTTGCAATCAACACGATTGGCAATATGGTCAACTCAATCAAGACCGCAGGTGAATCTATGTTCAATCTGGGCAAGAAGATGCTTGGGATGGGCGCAGAGGCAGAAGAGTCAGCAGCAATGGTTGAAGGAGCAATGGATGGCGTTGCAGCGACCACAGAGGTGGATGGAGAAGCCACAGGGTTTGCTCTCGACTCAATGCTTGGTCCGATTGGTCTGCTTATCCCAGTCATTATGGAGGTTGCTACGCACTGGAAGGCCATCTGGGACGGCATCAAGAAGGTGGCGGAAACAGTCTGGCACGCACTCGACGCTGTTTGGAATGGCATCAAGGATGCAGTTCTTGCTGCCTTCCACTACATCAAGAACCACCTGAAGATAATCATCGAGGCAATCTTTGTTGTAATCACTGGCCCAATTGGACTACTTGTGCTTTGGTTGTTCAACCACTGGAAGCAAGTCAAGCACGATGTGCTTACTGTGTGGAACGATGTACTAAACTTCTTCAAGGCCATCCCCGGCAAGATTCTGTCTATCTTCACTGGAGCCTTGTCTTGGCTCGAGCACATTGGTTCTGACATTCTCACTGGTCTTTGGAACGGAATTGTTGAGGGAGCCAAGGCGGTGTGGTTCTTCTACGTGCAACTACCCATCAAGATTCTGGGATACTTGGCCGACGCTGCAACTTGGCTCGTCAAGACTGGTTGGAATCTCTTGCAGGGCTTGTGGCATGGAATAGTCAATGGAGCCAAGGATGTTTGGAATTGGTTCACATCTCTCCCCGGAGCCGTGCTCAACATGTTGGCTGACGCTGGCACGTGGTTGCTCGACGTGGGCAAGAAGATTATCCAAGGTTTGTGGAATGGTCTGAAGTCTGCGTGGAACGACGTGACTGGTTGGCTTGGGGATGTTGGCGGTTGGATTACCAACCTGAAGGGACCACCCTCCAAGGATGCTGTTCTTCTCCATGAAAATGGCCGGTTGATTATGCGTGGCCTTGGCGAAGGACTCAAAAAAGGCTGGTCAGACCACGTTGCCCCCACGCTCAGCGCAATGAATGGCGCAATCGGTACAAGCATTAGCACCACTATTTCTGGCTCCAGCGTGTCGGCGCTTGGGCGTGGCCTCGCAAGCAGTAGTGCTGGCGGGACTGTGCTCCAAGTCACCACGCCTATCCAAATCAACGGCCAAACCCTTGCGAGCGTTGTTACGCAATACCAACTTCGTGGCGCTCGTGTCACCGGCAATGCGCTTGGCCGGTACTCAGGTGGTTCGCAGACTGCTGCCGCCACGAGTATCAATCCAAATGCCATCTCTCGTTAGTCATCTCTGATAGAAACAAGGTCAACATGACAATCTCGTTGGTTCAATCGTTCACTGGAGTCAGCCCGGACACGTACCCGGCTCAATGGAGCCCATCAATCACCACTACTGCTGGCAATACGCTGATTGCTTGCATTACGCTCGACAAGAGTTATGGCGATAATGCGCCAATCACGATTGACGATGGCTCAGGCAAGCAGTGGGTAGAGGCAGCCTCATCAGAAGATGACAACTTCACTCCAAGAGGAGCAGGGCAAACGTACATCTTCTATCGGCGTGGCGTAGACAATGAGACAATCTCCACACTGAGCATCAACCAGTGGGCATACGCTGGCGCAATCACCCTGACGCTGATGGAGTTTGAAGGCATCTGGTACGCAGACCCTGTGGACTTCGTGGCCGCAACCAACTCTTACACTTACTCAGGCTTGGGGAATTACACGCCTTCCGTGCCTCAAATCACCGTTTCGTACAACGGCTCTTCGCCATACCGAACCAGCGAAGACCTGCAAATCGTGGTGTGTCAGTCATCGGCAAGCGTGTCGGGGGTTGACGTGAACAACAACTTTATCCCAATCTCTGGCTATAACAACGCAGCCGTGGCTTGGCAGGCTGATGCTTACAGCGTTGGTGCAGTCTTCTCAGGCTCGGTTGGAGATTGGACTGCTGCGCTTGCTACGTTTGTGCCCGGACAAGCAGGGGTGAACCCAAACCTGCAATTTCCAGAGACCTTGGTGCTGATGAACGGCGCAAGTGTCAACGCCTACAGCACACCAAGCCTCGCCAGAGACCAATCGCCTTGGGTGAACATCACAAGTTACGTGCGCAAAATGAGCCTTGGTCCTCTTGGACGCCAGCACGAATTGGACAGGGTGCAGGCTACGCAGGCAACCATCACCGTTGACAACCGCACCGGGCAGTTCAACCCTTGGAACGCCAATAGTATCTTGAATAACTGCTGGTCTGGCTTGATTCCGATGGCTCCTGTCAAGGTTCTCGCATCGAACAACGTAAACGGACCAAACGCAACTACGCCACAGTTTTATGGCTATCTCCAGTCAGTAACGCCCAATATCTCTGACGTCCTCAATGTCGAGGCTGACTTGGCCTTCGTGGATTACCTGTCAATCATGGCGCTCAAGAACATCTCCAACGACCTGTACGCTCGCACAATTCTTCAAGACAATCCTGTTTGCTACTACAGGCTTGGTGACCCGGTTGGTTCAATCAACGTGCTCGACTCCTCTGGTCACGGGAACAACATGCTTCTTGTGCAGAACCAGTACGGAATGCCTGCGTATGGCTCAGCCCAAGCGTTTCTTGCCGACGCCAATACTTCGCTTGACTTGACCAATGGAAGCAAGTTGAGCAATGGCGGAATCACAAGCATCAACGCTGAGGCCAGTCCCCCGCAGAAGATTGACCCTATGGGCTCCAAGAATCAATGGAGTTTTGAGGCTTGGATTCAGTGGAACGGTGGGTCAGATGGCACCGCTTCTCAGTCTTACGACTTCACCGCATCAGTTTCTGTTGGAAGTTCTGTAAGCGGTTTGACCGCAGACCCTTACACCCTGTACGCCGCAAGCACGGTTGGGCCTTACATTTCGGAATACCAGTTACTAACAGGTTCAGGCTTGCCACCTTTTGTCTACGCCACCAATGTTCAACCTAATTCTGGCTACACCCAAATAACGCTGTCCAATTCTCAGACCGTGTCAACCTCTACAAGCATCAAGGCGCTCGAGAGCCAGTACACCCTGTTCTCTGCAGTCAATGTCAACACTGGGGCACCATTTGAAATCAGGGTTGGAGCCACGATTGATTACAACGGCGTGTTTGGCCCAACGAACTCAGTGAATCCGCAGATTTATACAGGTAGAGTTATGGTCGGGCAGATTGCCAGCGGCACGTACTCGGCTGAAGGCCAGACATTCTTGGCTCCTGATGCAATCTCCAACGCCGACAACCTGCTGGACGGCAACTGGCACCACGTAGTTGTGTGCTATTCGCATCCTTACAATTTGCTTGAGATTTACGTGGACGGACAACTGAGTTCGAGCACAAATCCCAGTGCGCTCGATGACTTCGATTTCTCCTACCCTGTAGATATTGGCATTGGCGCTCACCTTTACAATCCATCGCCACACAACAGGCCCATCCCCGGCTTGCCGGTCAATGGGTTTGCAGGAAACATGCAAGATGTGGCTCTTTATGGGGCTCGGTTGTATGACGTACAAGTAGAAGCACACTACGAGATGGGCACTTGGTTCGCTTCCAGCGAGACTGGCGATTCAAGAATGAGGAGGTTGCTGTACGTTATTGGGGCAGACCCGGCAAGTGGTGACTACATCAAGCCATTCTTCCAAGTGCCGTACCCATTCCTCACTGAACTGTACGGAGAGACCAGTACTCTCACAACAACCACTGCCCTCAACTACATGCAGACCATCACTGAATCAGAGCCCGGCTTGATTTTCCAAGGCAAAGACGGACGGTTGTACGCTTACAACAAGCAATACCAATACCACGCATGGAATGGCAGCGGTCAGCCACCGAACGTGACTCCTCCGCCAAATGTGTTTGCCGATGGGCCAGTAGGACTGCCGTACGATGGACCATCGCTGCAGATTGTACAAGACGATTTGGATGTCTGGAACGACATTCAAGTGCAGTCCAGCAGACCGGCCAATACGGCCAACGGTCAAGTTGCTGGTGTCCTTCAGGAATGGGGGCCAAACCAGAGCACCGCTGCTTCAGTCTCGGCACAGAAATATGGCCCACGCACCCTCCAAGGCATGACCTCGCTGCAGATGCTGTACGACACAGATGCCTTGGCTATCGCACAGAACTACGCCAAGTGGTACAACGAGCCCATTGTTCGTGTCACACAGATTGTCGTAAGTTCTGCTTTCGATGGCGGTTCTGAGGTGCCAGCCATGATGAACCTCAACCTGATGGACCCGGTGGCCGTGCAATACAATGGCCAAACGTCAAGCACTCAGTTTTATTCCACATACGTTATTGAGCAAATCACGCACGACATCACGATGGACAATGGTCCTGAGTGGAAGACCACTTGGGCGCTCAGTCCGTATGAGATTCTCATGCGTCCCATCACGTTGGTTGACGGTTATGCCAACGGAAGCAGCACATTCAGTCCACCCAATGGCCTTACCTCTGGCCAACTCATCCTCTAGGAGAAACAAATGGCATCTTGGGTCACTCCGCCTGTGCATTCGACAGGAAATTTCCTGTCTCTCACTGACTGGAACACCATTGCTAACAATGAAACGTTCCTGTACCAGAGACCGTATGGGCAGTACTGGAATACCTCTGGAACCGCTGCGACTTCAAGCAACTCAGCGAGAGTCCAACTTGGCTCGTACAGGATTGGATACGGATTCACTGCTCCTTCCAACAACGTTGTGTCCATCCCGTTGGCTGGCGTGTACACCGTGTCGTTTAGTGTGCAAATCAATACCAGCAGTGGCGGTTCGCCATCTACTCCTGACCGATTCAACGCTCAGGTCAACCAGAACGGCACAATGGTCATCCAAGGCGCAGCGACTGGCACGTATGTTGCCACATCTCCTGTGTCGAACGGCAGTGGCATCTTGGTGTGCAACGCCTCAGACCAAATCACGCTGGTGTGGCAGAACAACGCTAGTGCGACGTACTCAACAAACCCTGTCGAGACTGCAACTTTTATCCACCTGACGTTTGTGGGACAAGCATAGGAAACTGCAAGTTCTACTGTACAATTTCACTACAACCACTCAGCCCAGTGGGGCAGAGATGAGGCGCTGTGTCCAAGATTGACGAACTACCGTTGTCGGAGACCACCCGAGAATTGCTCCTCCGCAATCTAAATGACCCAACTGTCCGACACGCACAAATTGTGTCTCAGATTGCAGAGATGGGCTTCGAGGTGGACGAGACATCAATTCGCAGGTATCGCAAGAAGTTAGGCGTCAAGTTGGTCTCGCCACAAGAATCCTTGAAGGATGAGGATTGGGAAGGCGCAAGCGTCACAGTCTCGACAGATGGCGCAACAGTCACGACTGGCGTTCTCACCAATCCTCTTGACCTGACCACAGGTTGGGATGAGGTGCTGCTTGGCTTTGGGCTTGACCCTGCTGTGTTCTACGTGGTGAATGACACCGTGAAGATGAGCAAGTGGCAGCAGAGCCGCAGGCTTGACAATGGTGACCGGGACATCGTTTGGCTGTACTCGTACAAGGCTTCGTTTGCTCGTCGCAAGGTTGATGAGCAGACCATTGACTTCGATGCGCTCAAGAAACGTGTGCAAAACTGGAGGCCAACCCAAAAGAGGATGGCTCCGTCAGACAAAGAACCCTGCACGTTTGTTATCAACTGGGCAGATTGGCAGATTGGCAAGTCAGCAGGTGGCGGAGTCTTGGCTACCGTGGCTGCTGTTGAGGAAAGTTATCAACTTTGCTTGAATCGATTGCAAGAACTTCAGGCCCAAGGTCGCAACATCGAGAAGGTTGCCATCATCAACATGGGAGACCCAAGCGAAGGCTGCGATGGCAACTACTCCAGCCAACTGTTCAGCGTGGAACTCAACCAACGAGAGCAACTGAATCTGGTGCTTGACCTCTGGGCCAACGGAATCATGGCCATCCAACCAGACATCTTCGGCAGCGTTCTCTGCAATCACGGCGAATGGACAAGGCGTGGAACTGGCACTCGGCCTGTAACGACTGACTCCGACAACGTGGGTGGCTACTTGGCCGACACCTTGAAGCGTGTATTCGATGGCCGAGAACATTCCCCAACTGAGTGGCACATCCCTCACGATGAGATGGTCACGATGATGAATCTCTCTGGCGTAGATGTGGCGTTCACACACGGTCACGTCATCCCAAGCGAGGCTCGAGAACTGGATTGGCTCCGTGGTCAATCCATTCGATTGCTGCGAGAGTATGGCGTAGAGCCACGTCTTTGGGTCACGGCACACCGCCACCACGTGCGTGTTGAGGACATGGGAGCGTGGTGGAGACTGCAATGCCCCAGTCTCGATGGCGGTTCCAAGTGGTACTCTGACACCTCCGGCAAGTGGGCAACTGCGGGAACGCTGACTTTTCTTGTCGGTAAGCACGACATCCGTGGCTGGTCTGACCTTGCCGTTCTAGGCAGTGGAGTGTGAATTGCTCACTTATAAATGTGAAACTTGCGGCAGGCAGTGGGTGTTGCACCGTGGAGCCATCCACGAATTGCCACCTACGCCAGTGCTGCTGCAGACAATCGTGAGTGTCCAAGATGGACATTCCTGTGTGAAAGGACACAATGACTGACAAGATGAAACTTGGAGCGCTTGCTCCTCGCAGGCCTTTTGGCTTGTCCACGCTTGCCGTGTACGCCGAGGGCAAGTTGCCGGCTCCTCCAGCGAACGTGGCAGTTCCCCATGTTGCGCATTGGGGAATGATGGACAACGACAGGCTTGGCTGCTGCACCGTCTCAGGTGCGGGCCACGCCATCATTGCTTGGAACACAGAAGTCCATGAGAACGACCACGTTCCTACTGACGCTGAAGTGCAGTCCACGTACTTCAGCCTCACTGGTGGCGCTGACGCTGGCTGTGTAGAGGCAGACGTTCTCGACACGTGGCACAAGAATGGCTTGTTCGGGCACAAGATTGCTGGCTACGCTCCTGTCGAGACCCACGACTTCGTGGGCTTGCAGCAAGCCATTGCGTTTTATGGCGCTGCGTACCTTGGAGTTGCCCTGCCCGAATCAGCACAAGAGCAATTCCAGACTGGCGCAGCGTGGACTGTGGTGCCCGGTTCGCCCATCGAAGGTGGGCACTGCATCTTGGCCGTTGGCTATTCCCACGAGTACGTGCAATGCGTCACTTGGGGTGGTATTGTCAACGTGTCGTACCCTTGGCTCGCCAACTACCTCACTGAAGTCTGGGCAATCATTCCCAATGAATTTGTGGAGGCTGGGCGTGGGCCTTCGATTGACCTGAACACCTTGAAGGCAGACCTCGCTGCCATCTCTCACTAGGAGGAACCATGACACCATCCCCTGTTCCAGTCCTGCCAGCACTCCCATCGTGGACTGACCCGGCATCTGTGACTTCGTACATCACTTCGATTGCCGCCACCATCTTTGCTGTGGTGACTGCAATCACTGGCAACGGTGAGCCTGCTGCTGTCCAAGCGTTGTTGCCTTCCGTTGGCCTCATCGTCGCTGGCGTGGCACAGATTGTCAACGTGGTCACGCATCGAAGTGTGCAGAAGGCTGCTATCGCTGCTGCTGCGAAGTAGACCTCACAACTAGCACAAGAAAGCCCACCTCTCCATTGCGGGGAGGTGGGCTTTTCTGTGTCTCTAGTGCTGTTATTGCAGCGTCAGAGCCAAGTCATGTGCTGCTTCGATGGCCTCGTCAATCGAACCACAAGGAATTCCCTCATACGACTCAGACTCAACCACCTCGAGCCAGCAATTCGTGTCGATGAGAAGTTCTGAGTCATCCATCAGTTCGAGCAACTGTTCATCACTCTTGATGTGCGGAGGCAGGTCATCGGCACAACGCCACATGGCACCCTTGTACTCCCAATACATCTCTCCAACGCAGCAAACGTCAATGGTGACGTCTCCGAGCCTGTACTGGCCAACGTAGGTTGCCCCATCTTGCGCTTCGTGCCCGGTACAGAACCAGACATCCAAACGCTGGTGCCCTGCGAGAGGCAGGTAAGACTCAAATACTCCACCATCTTTGTGCGGATACTTGTAGATTGGCGCTTCACTCACTGTTGTTCCCTTCTTCGTGCTGATTGGTTGACGCTAGGTTGCCCGGAGGCACTTCTACGATTGCTCCTAAGCAACGCTATGCGGCTATTGGTCCATCTCGGCATAAAGCCTGCCTGCGAGCAAGAGAGAGCATTCTCGCAGTGCCTCGTCCAATTCGGCAGACTTTACATCGCTGTTGTCGTAGGCTTCCTCAATCCACTTGTAGATTCTGGTGAGGTTGCCAATCAAGGCGTTGGCCTTCTCAAGAAGACTGGCCTGTTCAGCGTTGTCTCGCTGAGACACAGCGAACTCACGCCTCGTCTGGTTCAAGGCTCCTCGCATGAGGTCAAGTTCCTGCTTTAGCACACCAATCTTGTGTTGAAGTTGAACGATGGCGTCTTCAAGCCCAAATTCGTCTGTGTACATCACCAGCCTCCTGTGCATCCGTGTTGGTCAGGAACAGGGTACTTGCCCTGAATCCTCTTGGCTACTGCAATCTGTTGCGCTGGCGAAGCGTCAGCAGCGTTGGCCGGGAAGCCCATGCCTCTGCTGAAGTAGCGCCAATTTGAGTTGGTAATTCCAAGGCCACCGCTGTAGAGGGAGCCTCGAACGTGCCAATTCCCACCTTCTTCGCAGATGTTGACCTTGCTCCACGCTGCGAAGTCTGCGAGAGACACGCTATAGCCAAGGATGTGCGGTTGCGCCCGGAGCCTGTGCCTAGTTGCACGGACTGTGCGAGCACTGCGCTTGCTGGCAGTGGTGGATGTGCGTGGTGAGGTGCTCTTCCCATTGTTCGTGGGTGAACCACTGACCGTTGTGGAAGACGTGTTCGTTCGTGACACCTTGTGGCTTGATGTGTGTTGAGCAGTAAATGATGACTGAACACCTCCTCGTGGTGCGGCTGCGATGGCTGTACCGCAGGAAAGGGTGACTACAAAAGACAGAATTGCTGCTGAAATCTTGTGCCGGTTCATGACCGTACCTCCCGAGACATTCGGTTGGTCTAGCGTTTTGTCTTGTCTTCTCTGCGATTTGGCACCGGGAAGGGTGGCCAAACCTTGCCCCTCGCATCAGAGAGACTCCACAATTCGCAAGGTTCACGGTAGGGCCAAAAGCAACTCCTCTTGGGTTTCTGGTAATTGTAGCACAGTTGTCACTATTCTGCCCAGAAAGCCCAACGCTCGAGCACGTCTAGCGCCTTCTCCGCAATCGCTGAGATGAGCGTTGCGGCTGCGGCGAACAGCACCAGCGAACACAACCATGCCAAGCAAGCCATGAAGAACGCTGCGGTGATTGAGAATGGCCCACTCTTTGCAACCAAAATCCAAACTGCTGTGATTACTGCTGCCGTCATTGCCAGCGTGTGGACCACGATGCGCCCGGTGTTCACTTGCTTTTCTCCTTGTCTCTGTTGGCGATTGCTTGATTCAAGATGTTGCGTGCTTGCTTGATGACCCACTGCCGGTGCCAATCCTCGTTGGCTTGCTTGTCTTCCTCAGTCATTTGGAGTCCACTCGCCTTCGCTGATGGTGACCAATTGGCGGCAGGAACACCAACCTACGCAGTGACTTCCCTTGACAATCACGACATCTGCCGTGTGTCCGTTGTGGATGTTGTGGCTCCTGTGGAGCGTGACCATCGTGTGAAGTGCTGGAAGCGCCATCTCTACCACCAACTCGAGTAGTAAATCTGCATGTCTTGACCGATGGCCTCCAACGCCTTCTCAATGAAAGCAAGGTCATCATCTTTGTCCTCTGGGTAACTCTGGCCAAAGAAGAAGCCATCTGTATCGGGCAGGTTGTCATCCAGCACGTCTTCACGCAGGGACAGCAAATCTTCGTAAGTCACCTGTACCGGCACACAGTTGAAGTCATCCCACCCATCTTTAGTGGCACCTTGCTCCTCCATCTTGGAGCGCCACAGGTATTCCATCCAACCTTGCAGGTTAGGGTGCTTGCGCCAGTAGGCAATCTCTGTCATTGCTGAGATTCCCTTGGCCTTCATCTCTTCCTGCTCAACACGGCCCTGTTCGGTTTCCCACCAGATGCTGGTAGGCGTGTTGTTCTTGTGCGGCAGTACTGCGAATGCGTACTGGTCCAGTCCCATTTTGCTTGTCTCCTTCAGGTGTTTGTTGATGTTGTGTTGGTTGGCCCATCCTCGCTGCCGTTTGCAACGAGGTGGGCCTCTACGTGCTCCTCTGCACCGCAGGGTGCCAAGGTGCCCGATTGGATGGTCAGTGTGCCCCGGCGTGCAGAGAAGCAATCTCCGCAGCCTCTGAATCAAAGGTTTCACGCTGACGTTGGTGGTGTTCGGCAATCTTGACGAGCCCAATCTCGTAGGCGTTGGCCTGAGCATCAGCCAAGGTGGTGAAGTATGGAGTCTCTGGGTTCTCCCAGTCCCAGTAGCGATTCCCCACAAAGAAGCGCAGGTGCACAACGTTGTCGATGATGACAAATCGTGTGTCTACCTCAATCGAAGCAATCGCTGGCTTGTACCAGTGGTCTCCCCCCCAAGCCTCGTACTGCGTGAGGTTGACCAACTTGAGGTTGAGGTTCCTGTTGGAGTTGCTCTCTTCCCACTCGAAGCCAATCGTGTCAAGGACCAATCCAGCATCGACACGCTTTTGCATGGTCTTGATGCGCAGTTCCTCTGCTGCTTCGATTCGCTGCTGCTCCTCTTGCATCTCTGCAATCTTTGCGTTGATTGCGCCAGCAATCTTGTTCAGAGTGCGGCTCACTTGGCTGGTGGAACGGCCATCCTTCTTGAGGCAAGCCTTGTGGACCACAAGAGCGCCAACAAGGGTGCTCTCGTTCTCCTCGCTGACAACCAGCGTGTAGTTGCTGGTGTTCCGCCAGCGACGCTCGCTGAAGTTGCTGTCCTTCCATGAGTGTCCTGCTGCTTGCGTGATGGCGTACACGTCAGCGTTGGTGAGGTCAACGGTTGCCTTGACCTCGCTGCGGTTGATGCTCTGCATTGCTGTCTCCTATGGTTTGGTTGATGTTGTTGCGATTAGTTGTTGTACTTGTCGGTCATGACTTTGAAGATTGCATCGGCCACAGCCGGGGCAAAGTTCCACTCGGTGACGGCGTCAAGCACTTCCACCCAGTCCCGCATGACGCTGATGAGCACCTTGGTGTCCTCGCACTCAGGAGCAGCGCCGGTGCTCTCCATAGCGCACTCATCCCAGCCGGTGATGACCACGACAGGGCGCTCGTTGTCCTCGTCACCCTTCCACATGACGAACATGACGTCATCGTCTTCAACGTCGTATGGCTCGAACACGAACTTGATTTCTTGGCTGAAATCAGGGAACCGCTGCTCGATTGCATCGAAGAACATCTCGGCCAAAACGCTGAGGTTCTTGGTGTCTGCTTGGTTCATTTGCTGCTCTCCTTGGCTTGATTGATTGGTCTCATCAGCACGAGCCTTACTCGTGGACGCCTCACGGCGTTTCGACCTGCTCCTACTGCGGCTGGCGCTTGCGCATCCTGAACTTGCTGCCGCACTTGGCGCAGGTGCGCCATCCGTTGTCCTTTGCACTGCTGGTGCAGAGAACCCTGCCGCAACAAGGGTTCGGCCCAAGTTGTGGCAATCCGAACAGTTCTTCCCACATGATTGTTGTCCTTCCTGATTGGTGTTGCCCGACAGGAACAACTCTACGCCCATTTCGGCATTCGTCTACCCCTAATTTGCCCTGCAATACTTGGCCTGCGCAGCGTTTGCCCTGCTCGAGCCAACCAAAATAATTTCCAAATTTCTTTTGCCTGTCTCCCCTGCACCGCTACCTGCTTCAATCCAATCGTGTACAGTAGTTATTGCGCCGGTACTGGATGGTCCAGACACTGCACCCGGCGTCATCTTGTAGTTCCCCCACCTCAAGAGCAAGAAGAGCCAGACCTTTGTGGTCTGGCTCCTCTTGTCTGCGTGTCAATCGTCATTGACTCCAAGCATCGCAGCCTGCTCTGGCACAAACTTAGCCACTCGACACACAAGCCGTTGTGCTGCCTCGTGTGTCTACGGTGGAAGGGAGTCACCCTCCAACTCGCTCTGCCTGCGACTAACAGGCAGATAGCACCTTGGCTACCGCCATCCCTGTAGGAGATGGCACGCTCTGAGCCTAAAGCCCTGTTTAGAGTCGCTCAGCCGACTTCTTCTGCCACCATTTCTTGGGGAGAGCAGGCCGAACCACCTCTGGCTCGAGATACTTGCTCAGCGCCGAACGCACAACGTTGCTGACGGTTGTGCCATTCACGTGTGCCGTGTCCTCCAATTTCGTGGCTAAGTCAAGAGGAACCTTGACTGACAATGCCTTCGATTCTTGCTTCACCCTGTCTCCTATGCTCGGGATTGATTCCATTGTTGCTTCCAACTCGGCCAAGGCAATTGCCATCAGCCCAGTCCTTCCAGCACTTGTAGCACCCTGATTGACACGTCTGGTCTGGTGTCGTAGGTGCGCACAATTAGCCAGATTTTGTCCAGTGCCTTGCGAAGCGGTTCGCAGGAACTGCAAGAATTGTTGGGTTCCGGGTACCAAGGGATGTTCATGCTCCCTGATGCCTCGAACCAACCCAACAAATGCTCTGCGGCTCGTGGGCATTCTGACCCCTCAACCAATTCGTCGGACTCAAAGCCACAGTGAATACAGGTCAGTGCCATCTACCACGCTCGTCACGTTGTTGCTGGTTGATTGCGTCACGCATGCGGAACAAACGCAGGGAAACTTGGATTGCTTCCAATCGCTCCAAGGCGGAAGTCACAATAATCTGCATGTCCGCAATCTCCTCACGCAAATACCGCAGGGAAATCAGGTCTGCATCAGTCAATCGGTCAATCTCACTCATTGCTGTCTCCTTTGGTTGATTACTCAACGAATCCAATGATTTCACGTGGCTGCAAGATTACGTACTCCACACCTGCAATCGTCAGTGGCTGGCCACTGGCTCGGTGCCAGAACACCTTGTCTCCTGCAGAGCAATTGATGGGAACCGGCTGTCCAGTCTGGTCAGACACGTGGCCAGTTCCCACGTTGGCAATCGTGCCGTATCGCAACGGAGTCTGTGCACTCTCAGTGAGAATGAGGCCAGATGGCGCAACTTCCTCAACCTCGTCAGCGATTACGGCAACACGGTCATCAAACAGTTGAAACGACAACGCTTCCACACCTTTCTTCCAGTGCGCCCATCGCTCGGGCACAGATTCCACATTACTACGCTTCACCGCCTCCATGCGCAACTTGGCATCTTCAAGGATGTCTTTACAATGAGCCACCCATTCGGCAGTAGTTGCTGGCTGTTCCATGTTGTCTCCTGTCTCTCTCTTGTTTATTGCTGATTTGTGTTCAGATGGCCCTAGAATGCTCCGAGAACAATTCAGTGTCAGGAACCACCCAATGACCCAAATTCGTTCAGAGCGTTGCTCCTCGTCAATTTGGGCGGTGTCTCGAGGCACACGTCTTCACTTCGATTGAACGCCGATTCGATTGTTGCCTGCAAGCCAAGCATTGGTCATGACCCCGGCGTGTCAAATGAGTTCAGCAGTTCCCTCACAGCGAAGTCGAACCGCCTGTCAGGAACACCAATATCCACAAGCACGTCGCTGACTCCGATTTCCAGCAGCCTCTTGAGTTCAGATTGGGTTGGCCGGGAACTTGTCAAATCTTGGACAAGCGTGCGGTCACCGTTAGCCGTGGTGAAGTAGACACCAACGATTGTTGGCGTTCCGAGCGTTCCCCACCTGCCTTGCCAGTCCCTAAGCATGGGCGCTACAAGGTTCTTCTTCATCTTGTCCTGCCGAACACTTGTTACTCCTGTCTGTAGGGCACGCTGGGGAGACAGTTCCAGTGTGCCCTGCACACAAGAGAACAACTCCATCGTACCAGTAACTCCATCGAGAACAGGCATTAGTAGTCCCAACCCACGATTATCGCAACGCTTCTTGGAGCGTTTGCAAGTCATCGCCTAACCACTTGATGAAAGCATCCATATCCTCTGTCTTTACTTGCACCGACATCGCCGTGCTGAACACGTTGGAGGTCGGGTCAGCCACAATCGCCACGTCAACTGGCGGCAAGATGACGCCTTCGTGCACCAGCGTTGCCCATTCTCTGAACGGAACCTTGTAAGCGTGTGCCTCGTCCAACCAACCGCTGGTCCAACCTGTCATCCCGGCCACCTCTACCATGCCTTCAATGACAGTGTCGTAGTAGCCACGCCAACCGTCTTGGCTCCGCCACACACGATGCATGTTCTCTACCAACTCACAGTTCTCGTTCTCCACAGCGAACAGGTCAGTAACGCTGTAGGTGGTTATTGCCCCACTCTCGCCATCGAAGAACACAATTGTGCTGCGATGCTCATACTCGCTTGCCTCGCAAGATTGGCAAATTGCACCTTCTCCCAAGAAGAATGCATAATCATCTTCAAGGTTGATGGTCTCGTCACAGTTCGAGCAATCAATCACGTGCTCGCAGCAATCGGAGCAATCTCCGCAATCTCCGCAACGCCCATCCCTGCTGGACAAATCGTACTGCTTGCCACAGGAATCACATTCCCCTTGCTCCTCATTCCTCTCGCACTGGCAAATCACGCTTTTGCATTCCTCGACAGGTAATTTGTGCCAAGACTCGGGATGGTCACAGAATTCACAGGTTTTCACTTTTCCTCCACGTAGTAGTCATCGTACCAATGGTCAAGCCAATCTGGGCTGTTCTCGTCAGGCTCCGGGTCATTGACGTAGATGTGCTCCCAAGCCTCCTCAAATGAGTTGAAGCGCTTGCCTCCGAACAAGACTTTGCCTGTCCAACCCTTGATAATCCAATTCTTTTTGGTCATTCCTCCACCACCGTTGCTGTGTAAATCCAGTCCGACAATTTGTAGTCTGGCAAGGCCAAATCAGCAAAGTAAATGGCCTCGTCTTCAGTTTCAGCCATTACTTGCACGTCTACGGTGTATCGAACGGTCATCCAGTTGGTTCCGTCTGTGTCTCGTGGCATTATTCCTCCACCACTTGTGCGTTGTCTGCAAGGTCTGCAATCCGGTAAGTGCGTGCTGCAATCCGTAGTGCATCCTCCACAGTTTCTGCAATGACTTGGACATCTGCCGTGTATCGAACGGTCATCCAGTTGTCTCCTCTGGCATCTCTTGGCATTGTGCTGTCTCCTTTGCTGTCTACGATGGGAAGACGATGGTCTTCAAGCCATTGAAACTAGATTCCAGTTCTTCCCTGCTCTCGCAGTCAACTTGCTGCTGAGCCCAGTCGAGGGTGTGGGATGCTTGGGCTTGGGTGAAGCCAATCTCCATCAAGGCTGCAATCGCCTCAGGGTAGATGGTCAATCCACGCAGGTGGTGGGACAACGCCTTGCTAATCATGTGAGGGCGTGAGTTCCCCTCCATTGAGTGTGCTTTTACTGCATCGATGAACTTCATGCTGTCTCCTCTGGTTGGTTGGTGTTGCAATTGTGAAATTCGCAAGTGCCGTCGCACACAAGGGCGTGGCGAAGTTGCAAAGAGATGCTCTCGAGGATGCTCTTCTTGCCGAGAACATGGTAAATCGCAAGTGCTCGCTCCATGTCCTCCCATGCGATTACGTGGGTTTGCACGAAGACCTTGGCGTAATTGTCTTCTGCGTGGTCAAACTCAGTCCTGATGGCATTCAGCAAGACGGTCAGCGAAGTGCAAGAACGCTCCATAATCTCATGGATGTGGATTGCCTTTTCCAAGGCTTCGATGGCCTCGTAGTAGACACCGATGGTTGCTGTGGTCCGCATGATTTCTCCTTGTCTCTGTTGGCTACTGCTTGGTTGCGGTGGGTGCGGTGGGTGCGGGAATCTCCAAGATTCGCCATGCGTACTCTCTGGCAATCTTCTTGGCCATCGTGGAGTTAGGCGCATCCACCTCAATCAGGGTGGGCAGAACCATTGGGGAGTTGACAACGACTGCCCAGATGGTGTGCTCAGCGTCACCTCGCTGTGCTCGGTACACGCTGTTGATGAGTTCTTGGTCGGTAATGATTGTTCGCATGATTTCCTGTCTCCTACAGTTGATTGATTGAACTTGTGTTGAAAGCCTACCTACCGAATCACTTGCCTCCCTTCGCCTTGTGCGCCCGAATCCGGCCGGAGCCGAGGTTGATGGTCTGCCACTTGCCACAGCCGGAGCACCTGCCGTCGTAGTGCCTGTTGTACTCAGTCGGCACCTCTCCAGAGCCGGAGCACTGAGCCGTCTTCTTGGCAGCGTTGGCCAACTCGTCGGCATTGGTGTGCTCGACTGGAGCCGTCGGGAAGCAGGTTGTACAGAGCCACGCTCCGTGGGCGGCAACGGCGTCAGCCTCAGTCAAGCCACTCAACTCAGGGAGCCAAGTGAAAACCGTGGCGTTCTTGCCCCGGTTGCACGATGAGCAGTTCATGCTGCTGTGGATGTGACCAGCAGGGACAAGAAAGAACCGGCTCCACTCCTCGTACTCAGCCTCGGCAGCAATGTAGTCCGCAACAGCAGACTTCATTGCCGCTTGCACGTTGCTTGCCCGGTCAAGTTCATTGTCGGTCAGGAAAGGCACCAAATCTGCAAAGGTCACTCGCACCGCTTGGCCATCGATGAAGAGATGCGTGCGGTAGGTGGCCTTGTTGTTGCTGCGACGAACAGACTGACGGCAGTTCCAAGCAGCAGAATCCATCAAGTCATGCAAGGTTGCCTGCGCCTTGTTCTGCGCCTCAACCATTGCCCGGTAGGTCTCTGCAATCTTTGTGTCGATTGCAGCCTCTCGCTCGTTTACCTTGATTTCCGTGGTCTGGCTCATTGTGTCTCCTTGATTGGTGTGCGACAGGAACCACTCTACCTGAATCTCGGCATCCGTCTACCCCTTAGCAGAAAGCAGCGAGAGCAGGTGTTACTTGGGTTGTTAGTAGTCAAACCTCAAGCGTTTGTGGCTGAAATTATTTTCCGCCAACTACTTCACAATCCTCAATGGGCTGATGTCCCAATCTTCCATCTTCCCCAAGCGAATCATGACGTGGCAAGGGTCGTATCCCTGCTCCAACTCATCTTCCTCAGAAGGGTGCAAAGGCCAATTG